CCCGCAGCGGCAGCAGCCTCCGCCTTCGTGGGCTGCGTTAGAAGGGCTTGTAGAGCCTTCTGCTGTCGTTGGTTCATTCTGTATCACCTCCATCTAAAAAGAGCGATTCTGCGCGATTTTGAGCGGGATAAGCGGCCTTGTAGAGCTTTAGCCATGCTGTTAGTGGCATCGAGACAAGCCAAGTGGAGCGGTTGCGCCGGTGGAATACTGCCGGATCTCCATCGCCGAAGCGCAGCGCGTCTCTGGTAGCCTGCTGCATCGCTTCGGTGAGGTTCAGATGCTCCACCCGTTTACATTCGATGTGGATGCCGTCCAGCCCGGAGAGGTCGGGGACTTCGCCGAAGCTCATGCTTTGCCCGCGCTCTACTTCGTACCCTTCGGCCTGCAGGATGGCTGCAAGCTCCCGCTCGCCGTCCGCGCCCTTGCGTTGGCTACTCTTGCCCATCAAAAGCACCTTCTGTGTGGGATTCATGCTTTACAGGCTTGTCCTTTGCGGCTTCGGCCTTCTTCTCCCAATACCGCTGCCGGTACTGCCTGCACTTGTCGGGGTTCTTCCTCCGCCAGTCGCGGGCATAAGCGGCAGCTGCGGCCTTTGCTTCGATACTCTGCTGCATCTGGTACTTCTCTCCCTTCTGGTGTAGTTGAAGCATCTAATACTTCTTGTGCATAGTATACTACTTGTGTATGTTTATGTCAATCTTTACGCCTATGCAAGAGCAAGTAAAAAGGCCGGTCTCCCGGCCTGTAAGGTGATGGTATTCACTTCTGCTCAAGCCCCAGCTGCTGCACCTCCTGCACATCATGCAGCGCGGCTACATACCCATTCAAGAGCGCGAAGCGGGCAATGCAAGCGAGCTTTTCATACAGCGGGCGGCTGCGGATGCTGCCTGCTCCAAGGTTGCTGTCGTAGTTGTCGAAGCTCGCGGTGATGATGCTGTATACCCCTTGCCAATCCGCAAGGCGTTCTTCGTAGATCTCTTGAAATTCTTTGATGTTCTCATCGGTGAGGGTGAGGGCTTCTACTATCTGCTGATGGTTCATGGTTCTACCTCCGTCTCTATTTGTTGACTGCGGAGGGGGGAGCGGTTTATACTTTGCTCGCCCCCTCCGGGGGTTCTGGCCTCGCTCGCTGCCGGTCTCCAATCGTTAGCGTTCGGGGCTTTTATGCTGTGGCTAATTCTGCGGTCTGGCTGAAGCCGAAGAAGCGCGCCTTGTAGGTGGCTCCGTCTCCCTTGCTGCCCCAGATAAGATCTGCGCCGAAGAGAGCCTTGCTGCCGTGCAGCACCTCGCGCCCCAGAGCCTTCCAGCCTGCCCAAGTGTTGGTCTCTTCGGTGATGCCCGCCTCCGCCTTCGCGGCTTCGATGCGCTGCGCGTTCACCGGTTCGGCCTTCGCGGTGAGCCATGCCCTGTGGAGGGCTTCGCCGAAGCTCATGCCGCCCTTGCGGTAGTTGCTCCATGCCCGGAGCATGATTGCCTTCAGATCGTACTTCATGGTTGCTACCTCCTTCTCTTATAGGCTTTGGGGCTACCGGGTGGCTGTGCCGCTTCAGCTACTATATCCTCGCGCGTGGTGGCTACTTTCAAGCATTTGCGTTATGCGGCCTCAGGTCTCCATCTGATGCTCTTCAGATCCTCCCGGTGCTCTCCCTTCACCGTGATTAGAGTATATCACATCTACCGGTAGATGTCAACACCTTTTTATCATGAAAATAAATATTTTTTAGAAGCATCTACCGGTTGACAAGTGCTTGACTTTGTGTTATGCTTATGCTAAAGGTGGGGGAGGTGCAGCACCTAATACAGCCCCACCGGCGGAGGTGTGAAGGATGGCACAACCAACCAACCAATACAAGGCGGACTTCGCAAAAGAGAAGTATGCCCGCATCGAAGTAGTGATACCCAAGGCAGCGAAGCCGATACTGGATGCGGTGGCGAAGGCTGCAGGCGAAAAGACTGCCGAATACGTGAAGAACGCGGTGCTGATGCGCATGGGCGTAAAGGACTGGCCTGTAAAAGATGATTGATACATCTTTATGCTTATGCTATACTTGCGCATGAAGTACTTCATGTGGAGGTGTGCATCATGAACAAGGTAAGCAAGTATTTTGTGATTGACGATGATAGCAAGACTTTCGTCTTTGGGCCTCGCTTTTTTCAAGAGCTATTCGTAGAGAATAGTGCGGTAAATAAGGCGTACAAGGCTGCTATGGCTTTGGGCTGCTACGATGATTACAAGCCCGTGATGAAGCCCATGCGGATCAATCCTGCGCGCAATACTGCCACCCAGCACTTTACTGTCGAAGGTGTGAAGGCATGGCTGCAGGATAATAATCCCGATTGGCTGCACAAGTGGGATCTGTCGAAGGCCGTGCGGACTGCGGACAATCACGAATTTAGCTTCATGGTGCGCAAGAGCTACTTCTTGTATGAAAATCCAGCTGCCCGCACCTTCTGCGGCATGGCTCCGGATCGGGACTACAAGCTGAAGCCCTCCGCCCAAGCTCTGAAGGCCGCGGTAGAAGCTCGCCTTGCTGCTGAAGCCAAGAGCAAGACTATCAAATAAAGCCCGTAGAAGCCCCTGTAGCGCGTTCTGTGCTGCCGGTGGCATTTCTACCCATGCAAGCCCGTCCGTGGCCTTCTGGTGGCCTCTGGCGGGCTTATTCTATTAGCCTGTACCTTTTGCCTGTAGAGAAGATTATCACATCCGCTTCGATGGTGTAGCCCTCCACCCCAAGGGCAAGCACCTTTTTCATGCTGATGATAGGTAAATTCGTATTTGTACTGTTGTTGTTATGTTCTGTAGTATTTCTGGTAGGCATCTCCTACTTCGTGGGGGATGTAATAACCTCCGCCGGGTGGATGGCTTCACCCTCTACAGGCTTCTCGCTGAAGCTGTATCTATTGCCGCCGGTGGTGGTCAAATACCCCTTCTCGATTAGCTCCAGCTGCGCCCGGTCGTAGGCATCTTTTTTCATGCCCATAGCATCAAATACGGCCTGCTTGCCACCGGCGAAGGTGTAGCCGTCCTAATTGCTGGCGTAGTAGATCCACAGCCGAAAAGCCCCCGCCGTGAGGTCGGCGGAGGCCGTGCGCAGCGCATCCAGATTGATAGCTGCATAATAGTGCTGCTTGTCGCATGGTTCTTTGTGTACGGTGATTATCTTCTGGTTCGGTACTGTTCGCATGGTTCAGCCCCTCCCCAAGTTCTTGATGGCAGCATCCAGCTCGCGGATCTTCGGCAGCGCGTTCGTCTCCACCTGTATATTTACCCTCTGCTCTATCATCTTCGCGCACTCTGCTAAGATCTCTTTGCGCAGCTGCTCCCGGTCTTTCTGAATAAAATACTACGCCATAAACTACTTCGCCATTCTGTCCAGCATTACGGACAAGCTGCTGCTGTCTTGTAGATTGTGTAAGCTGCTCATTCTGCCTGTACCTCCATGTCTTTCTTTATAAGGCTGCGCAAGTATGCGCTCGCCGTCTGGTTGGTGGCTGCGGCCTGCTCCCGGATGTGGGCAAGCTCTGCAGCTGATAGCCTGATAGTCATTCTTTCGGACAATGTAGTCATCTCCATATCTAAAAAAATCTGGCGGAGGTCATCCCTCCACCTGTATCTGAAAATTCTGTCGGACAGTTTGTCATACTTTGCCCGTGTTTCAAAAATTTTTCTGCTCTTCGTGGGAGCGGAGGCTACACCTATACCGCAAAGTGAATCGAAAAAATAATTATCCCGAAATACACCCCCCGCCCCCTCTGCACAAGAGGTGCTTCTTGTGTCTAATCTGAATTATCTGCATAATTCTAATTAGGATTTGCCTATAAAAAGAGGGCAGCTGCGCGCTGCCCATCCAGATCTTTACAGCCTTCTCTTCGGTGGTTCGCCGTAGAATGGTAGGTCTGTATCTAATGCCTGCATCTGTGTGGCCTTGTCGGTGGATGCGAAGAAGAGGCCGTACCGTCCACTAAATTCTATATCGGCCGTGCCGCATCCGCCCTGCAGGCGATTCTTCAGCACCTTCAGCTTGTATGGTATCTGCTCTTTGTTCTTCTCATCCTCGCGGATCTTCTGCACAAGCTCGCTGTCCACTTCGCCGGTCTCCAGCTTCGCGTAGTTTAGCCCAAGCATCAGGTCTGCGCCGTACTCTACCGCGCTGCTGTCGCGGCCGCTCTCTTGTGATACCTTGCCCTCTTTATTACTCGCCCGGTTGAAGGCAAGTATCACGAATACGATGCTGTTGTACTTCATCGCATAGTCTTTGAAGGCATCTACTGCGCGCTTGACTGTTGTCTGTGCATCCTCGCGCGGATCTCCCCGAAGAAGGTGTAGATAGTCCAGAACGATTAGCGGAGCCTCTTTGCCTGCGTTCGTAGCTCTCTGTGCTGCAGCCTCCATCTGCTGCAGGATCTCGTCCAGCTGCGCCGTACCTCCGCCGGGGTTGTATGCGATGTGTGGGGCGATGGTCTGCGCGTAGTAGTCCGCGGTGCGCTCCATGATGCCGCGCTGGTAGTCCGTCCACTTGTACCCTTGCAGCACATCTATCGCCGTCATCCGTCCGTTTTCTCGCACTCTGGCGATGCGGGAGAAGCTGCGGGCAAGCATCTGCTCCCGGCTCATCTCCAAGTTGAAGTATAGAACGTTATGCCCTTGCTGCGCCATGCCTTCAAAAAGCTGCTGCGCGAAGTAAGACTTGCCCATGCCGGGGGCTGCTCCCATCATTACAAGGGTTTGCCGCAAGAAGCCTCCGCCGATGATATCATCAAGGATCTGCAGGCCGGTCGGCATCGGCTCATACTGTTTGGTCTGTACTGCCTGTAAGAAGGCATTTACTAACTTTGCTCCCGGCTGTTGGTCGGCCTCCGCCTTCTCTACTGCCCGCTTGAAGGCTGCGCGGTCGTGGGTTAGGGCATCGTTCGGGTCATTCTGCCCGCAGCGGATATCTACTGCCGCCGCCGGTATCCGCAGCTGCTTTAGCTCTTTCATCAGGTACTTCGTGGCCTCCGTGCCTGCTTCGTCATCATCAAGAGCGATTAGTAGAAGGTTGCCGGTGGGCTTCTCTTTACAGGCTTCTATAAACTTGTCCTTCATGCTGGTACTGCCCAAGGCTACGGCTTCGCCGCCCACCTCAAGCACCGAAGCGCAATCTATCTCGCCCTCTACGATGAAGCAGGCGCGGCCTCTGGTATTGTACAGGCTGCGGAGGTTGTACAGGTGTACCGTGCCTTCTTTCATCTTCTGGTATTTCTTCTCCACCGTGGCGGAGGTGGCGCGGGCAAGGTAGCTGCTGCGGCTGGTAGGTATAATCAAGCGGGCGGAGGCTGGCGGGTTCTTGCCGTCCCGGATGGCAGCGGGGCTTTTCCATGTCGGATCATATCCCCACCGAAGCAGCTGCGCCGTCTCCGTGCTGATGCCTCTAAGGGATAGATACTGCTGCGCCGGTTCGGATGTGATGCCTGCAGCTGTCCGCTTGAAGTATTCGGTATAATCCTGCGGTTGCGCTTCTTGTGCATCTTGCACTACTTGCACCTCTTGCGCCTTTGGTATGGGTTCGGCCTTGCTGTCGATGCCGTACCGGTCATATGCTGCCCGCATCGCCTCGCCGCTGTTCGGATCAAGCCCCAGCTGCAGCGCGATTATCTCTATCGGGTCTGCGTTCTTGAAGCAGCCCCTCCAGCAGCTATAATGATTCGGGCTGCGGCGGTTCTCCGTCATCCCGTCCCCATCGCTGCCGCTGCCGTTGCCGCATATCGGGCATATGTAGCCCTTCTTTTGCTTGTCCGGTTGTAGTTCGGCTTTGAAGCGGTAGTATACCTCCCGTTTCTTCTCTTCGTTCGTCATCTTGTACCTCTCTCCCATCTGTGCTATAGTGATGGGGCAAGCTCGCCTTGTACCTCCGCCTATAAAGGGTAGCCCACCCGGCGGAGGTTCTTTTTTCTCCCTTGCCCTTGCGCTCGCATTATCGGGGCTGCTCGCCGCCGCGTCAAGCGGGCGGCAGCTGCCTGTTTTAGTACTTTCAAAAGTACTTTTATACTTTTTGGATTTTTTGCACCCCTCCAGCCCTTATGTATCAACGGTTCCAGAGATAGGGGGGGGGACAGTTTATCTGAAGTTCGGGGACAGTTTATCTGAAGTTCGGGGGACAGTTTATCTGAAGTTCGGGGACAGTTTATCTGAAGTTCCCGGCTCCGGTTTTTTCTCTTATAGGTCTAATAAAATGCCGTCCGCCTCCACCTTGTACCCGGTGATATGTCCGCACTTCTGGTAGTAGTCCAGTATGCGCTTTATCTTCTCCGGGGTACGCTGCCGCTGCTTCTTCTCCGTGATGCGCGCTTCAGCGAAGATAGTGCTGTACAGCATCTTCTTCGAACGTGTCCCGCGCTTCGCGTGGGCGATGGTCTCCAGTAAATAATCCTCAAGAAGTAGGTTCTGGTTCGTCCAATTCAACGGGGTAGTGAGCAGCTGCCTCTTTATAGGCGTTATCTGCTTGCGGCCTCTGGCGAAGCTGATTAGTGGCGGCTCTCTGAATAAGTGTATCGCACTCTCCACCTTCTGCCCGTTTACTACCGCGGTTATGCGCTCCATCGGCAGCAGCGAAGCATCATACTTGATGAGCGGGTACTTGTACGCCTTCGCCTCTTCGCCGTTGTTGATGTAGATCCGTGCAGCCGTCATCTTCGTTATGGCGGCTTCGATTTTACTAACCTGATTCGGCGCAGGCTGTCCCGTGCCGCCCATCGCGTAGTAGATCTGGCCTGTGGTGATGATCTGGTTGCCTGCAGCCCACAGCGCGCCGATGGCAATGTATACGCGCTTGTCGTATGCCTCCAGCTGGCGGGTGATTTGCACATTGTCCCCAAGCTCGCTGAAGTCGATGCTGTACAGGATGTTCAGCTGCTTCTTGCCCTTGTCTTTGCCGCTCTCCGCAGCTATGGCAATCTGTCCGTGCATATCCTGCTCCAAGAGCTTCCAGATATTGGCGTTCACCTTGTCCAGAGGGAAGCCGATATCACGCACCTTTTTGCCTGCGATGGATGGCAGCGCAGCTGCTAACTCTTCGGATGTGATTTTACCCTCCGCCTTCAGCCGTGCTATGGTGCGGTCTACCGCGGCCTTGATTACCTCATCGTCTACAGGCGCATCCGGTGCTTTGTCCCGGAGGGCAGGATCTTCGCTCAAGGCTGAATAGAAGAGGCTCGCCACCTGCAGCATGGCTGTAATATCATCATCTTTGGGCGGAGGGTCTCCCGGCTGCGGCTCCCGTCCATACTTTGCTTCGATGGCAGCGAGCTTGCGGGATATCTCTACAAACTCTTGAAAAGCCTTCTCGCCCACCCGTTGCCGAAGGTCTGCCATAAAATCGCCCATGCCTTCGCGGGCTTCGGTGGTCATCTGTTCGTAGTCCATCGGCTGCACCTCTTTTTTACAGGCTGTCGCGTAGTTCTTTGGCCTTGTTGAAGGCATCGCTGCTGCGCTCGCGCTCCGCGCTGATAATGTCGTTTATATACTGCGTAAGGTTCTGCCCATGCAGCGCAGCCATGATCTTCACAAACTCATAGTTTGTCGGGGAGAAGGCAAGATTGATCCGGGGCAGCTTCATACCGGCGCGCCCTTGTGTACGAAGTTCTTCTTGTGCATCCGGTGCTTCTGTGGTATTGATAAGCGCATCGTATACCGGAGCGGCCTGCTGCGCCTGCTGTGAAAAGTTCTTCTTTGCCATTGTAATAGTCCCTCCCAATTAGATTTTTATCGCATCCAGTAGGGCTGTATAGTCCCGTACCGGGTTGCTACGTGGTGAGTATTCGTAGATGCTCTGGTGGAGCAGCTGCGCCTCTTTGACGGCTACACCTTCTCTTATAGGCGTATCTATGTACGGCAGGCGGAGGTCTGCGCATCTCTTGCCGATAGCCTCCGCCATGTCCCGTGAGACGATGGAGCGGGAGCTAAAACGGGTAAGGACTACCCCACAAACCCCAAGAGAAGGATTTAGTGCCGCCTGTACCTGTTCTATGCTCTGGTTCAGCTGGTACAGCCCTTGCAGGCTCAAGATATCGGCCTGTAGAGGGATAAGCACATCCGTAGCGGCTGCTAATGTATTCATCATCAAAGCACCAAGGCCGGGGCTGCTGTCTATTACTACAAGGTCGTAGTTCTTCAGCTGTGCTACAGCTCGCTGCAGCTGTCTACTGTTCGTGCTACGGTCAATAGTGGCAAGAGACAAGCTGCCGGGGATAATGTCCCCCTGTGGGGTATGCTGGACAGCAGGCGGCTTGCCCTTCATCCAGTCAAATACGCCCGGCCGGTTGGCATCCGCTCCCATGATGTAGGTAAGACTGCCCTGTGGATCTGCATCCACCGCAAGCACCCTCCGCCCTCTGGCAGCTGCGCCGGTGATGATCGCCCATGCGGTCGTAGTCTTGCCCGTGCCGCCCTTTTGGTTGGCTACTGCGATTACTCGCATCTGTCATCCCTCCCTTTGGTTTATCTCTTTATAGGCTCTCTCAAAGTCGCAATATACGGCCGTGAGTAAGTCATTCATAAACGGGTGGTTGCCGTACTTCGTGGCTAATTCGCCCACTTCTTTAGCTGCCTGCATCCATTCGGATTCATCGCGGGGGCAAGGCATCCACCGCTTGTGAAATTCGTAAGCATCCCGGTAAAATGGGTTGTAGTTGGTGGTCGTTTTCCTCGCCTCCATCCTAATTAGAATTATACTTCTAACCTTGATTAGCGCATCGCCCGGAGCATGGAGAGCGCGGCCTGCTGCTTCTCCGGGGTGAGGCTGTGAAGGATCTGTACAGCCTCCGCCGTGGGGTCTGTCTGCGCATCCGGGGCGAAGTAGTAGTTGTATACGGCCTGCTCCGTGTCCCGCTGCTCGCGCTCTTCATCGTGTATGTAGATCTCCGTGGTGGCAGGATCTACGTGCCGCTGATGCTGCTGCGCAAGGTACAGGCTGTGGGTAGCCTGATATGCACCTGTGCCGCTGGTATGGCGGAGGCTGTGCGCGGTGAGGCGGCTGCTGTCGTATCCAGCTGCCCGCATCATCTGCTTCAGCTGCGCGCTGATGGTGGTGGGTGCTATGCGCTTCGTGGGGTTGCCGTTGGCATCGTGGCCGGGTCTGTTGCTTGTGGAGATGAACAGGGGACTTTTGCCCGTGGGCTTGTCGGTTCTGCTGTCCAGATACTCTTGCAGCGCAGCCTTCACTTCGGGGATGAGCAGCACCGGCGCATCTGGTTCATCATGTCCCTTGCCCCATACCCAAAGGTAAGTCTTGCCGCCCTTCACCTTCACATCTTCGATGTTGGCGCGGGATACCTCCACCGTGCGCAAGCCCGCGGTGATGCACAGCATATAGATCGCATACAGCCTCTTGCCGGTCTCGCTGCTCCGGTCTATGGTGGCTGCGATGGCTGGCACATCCTCCCGCCCAAGCGCATCCTTCTTGTGGTGGTCGTGGCGCACCTTCGCACCCTTGATGTGGTCTGCGATGTTAGGATACAGCCCCTCCGCCGCCGTCCACTTGAAGAAGTGCCGCACCGCGCGGAGGTACTGCGCCTTCGTAGAGGTGGCAAGCTCGCTGCTGTCCAGATACTCTTTATAGGCTTTGATATCCTCGCGGGTGGGCTGCTGGATGTTCTGCTGCTGCATCCACCGCATGAAGGCTCTGATATAGGTCAAGTACCCCTTCATGGTGGTATCTTTGACTGCGGTATAATCGAAAAAACGGCTGAAGAGATTGCTGCCGAAGCTCTGCACCTGTAGGCTGTTGTTCGTGGTGGTTAGTTCGTTCATCTCTCCGCGCTCCCTTCTGTTTATCTTTATGCTTATAGTATCACAAGCACAAGCGCGCGTCAAGTACTTCTATAACTTCTTGTGCATCTGATGCAAAAGAAAAGGGACTTGCCGAAGCAAGCCCCATCCTTTACAGGCTGGTTAGTCCATCTCCCATACCTCAATAGCTGCGCACTCCAAGAGGTTCTTGTAGTTGTACTCTTCGCGGGCTGCTCGTTCGTTGGCCTCCGCGAAGCTGCACAAGGTGCAGGCTTTTTCCTTCGCGCTGGATGTTTTCGGGAGCAGCTGCGCCACCTCTTCAAGCTCTTCAAGGGTCAAGTGCAGCGGGTATACCATCGTTTTCTCATTCATCGGTTTTATCCCTCCATCTGTCGGCAAAAATTGCATCTGGTATAAAGTCAATCTGAAAAAGTGGGCTGTGATAGTCTGCGTGGTCTTTGAATAGTGCCGCATTTGTCTCTTCTACGGCCTTGTAAGTGGGTACTACCTTGCGCTCCCACAGCTGCCCGTCTATGCTGCTGCCGCAATGGGGACAGGTTCGCGCCCGCTTGTCGGTGAGGTTGTCGCGGTGGTAGATCTCCCACTTGCCGCCGCAATAGTCGCATCTGATTCGCATATAAGCCATGCTGTACACTCCCTTCTTATGCTGAATTACGTGATTGTGCTATCTGTCTGTCCAAGGCGTAGCGCAGCGCATCTATGGTGTGGTTGCACTTGTCCGGTACATCGGCTAAAAACTCGCCGTCTTTGGTCTGTGTGTATTCGTAGCTGGTAAACTCTTTGAAGGCGTTCGGGGTTCGCCGCGGATCTATGATGATGCGCCGGTGCTGCAGCCACTTGATGCCGTACAGCACAGATCCCGGCCACTTTGAGCATGGGATGCAGCGGAGGCCGCAGCTGTTGAGGTCGGCTATACTCTTCGGCTCCGCAGCATCCGCGATGAAGATGCGGTCTACATCCGATACGCTGCCTCCGAATACGCTGCGGTAGGTGCTATTTGTCCGGTGATACTTCAGCTGTTGGATCTCTTCGGCTAATTGCCGGTTGGACAGGCCGCGCTTGTAGATCTCCGCTAATAGTTTGATCTCTTCGCGCTTGCTGTCGTAGCTGCATAGGATACAGACTGCCGGGTCTACGCTGAAGCCGAAGTCGATGCCGCCATGCACATAGTCGCTGGTTAGCTCTACCTCGCTGTCTGGTATCTCTCGCACCTCAATCGAAGTAAAGACTTCTCCGCCCGTGCCGGTGGCTTCTCCAAGGTATTCATGCCTATAGGCGGTATCATTGATGGCCTGCAGCCTCTCCGCTTCGGCTAAGAAGCTCTCCCCCAGCCACTCCGGGGGTATCATCCGGTAGTCTGTCCGAAATACCACCGCGCGGGGGTTCGGCTCAAGTATGCGCTGGTTCGCCCAATTATTGATACTCTGCGGAGGGTTGAAGCTGGCGAACACTCTAAAACCTTCTCCGCCGCGGGCTACAGACTGTAGAACGCTGCGCACCGTGTTTGCGCCCGGTAGCTCTGCATACTCTTCAAACCATATGTACTTGAAGGCTCCGCGCCGGGGCTTCACGCTCTTCAGCTTCAGCGGGTCATCCAGCCCCCGAAAAAGGATCTGCTGCCCGGTTGGTAGGTAGGTGTACTGCATCGGGGATACATTGCCGCGCCACTTGTCGGCTACCCCAAGGGCATCTATAGCCCATTGCACCTGTGAGAATACGCTGTCCCGCATCGTACCGGCTACCCTTCGAAATACTATGCCGTTGGCGGAGGCTTCGCGCATGATCCCGTCTACCATCTCCAAAGATACGAAGCTGGACTTGCAGCTGCCTCTCCCGCCCGGTAGGTAGTAGGTCTCATGTTGGCCGGCTAAGATATCATCGTGCAGCTGAAGGTAGCAAGGTGCTATCTTCTCCGTGATGGCTACGGCTTCGCCTGCCTCTTCTCTGGCGGCTACAGCTGCGCGTACCTTGCGGCGGAGGCTGTCGTAGTACACTTATACCGCACCCTCCCCAAGCTCGCTGATAATGTCGTTTATCTCTGTCAATCGTAGCCCATACTCAAGAAGGCTGCGGCTGGCGGAGATGCGCGCCATGCTCCCGGCCTCGCTGTCGGTGGCAATCTCCCGAAGGGTGGAGAGTGCCGGGTTTAGTGCCTGCTGTGCCTGCCGGGTGGCATCTTCTACCATACCGCGCACCGCTTCTTTATAGGCGGCTACAAACTCGCTGTCTTGAAGATACCGGCGGAGGGTGGATACATCTACACCCGCAGCGGCAGCAGCCTCCGCCTTCGTGGGCTGCGTTAGAAGGGCTTGTAGAGCCTTCTGCTGTCGTTGGTTCATTCTGTATCACCTCCATCTAAAAAGAGCGAT